GTTCTTACAACTTCTCTATTGATTTCCGCAAGGATTTCAGCAGATAAGATGTTTGATAATTCAGTTTCAGCATCTAAGCCGTGAATTGCTTTAAGGTCTTGTGCTAACTCCATAGTGTACTCTGCTTTTAGCGCTCTTGATTTAGCAGTCACAGTTGATTTCTCAATTGAGAATGCCATTTCAGCAAACGCATTTCCAGAAGCATCACCTAGGGCTTCAGCAGCCGCAGTTGACATACCAGTACCTACTGTGTAGTTAGGACCAGCACCTGGAATTGGAGCATCGTTAAGTACAGCTGGGTTTTCACCAGAGTGTGCTGTTGATGAGAATCCATCTACAGATGAACCAGCAGCATTTCTACCACTGAAATCTGTATCAGCTTCGTCAAAAAGAGCTTCAGTACCACCTTGAGTTGAGTATCTGCTTCTCATAGCAAATATCAAACCAGTTGGTCCTGACATAGGTTGTACGCCTGCAATATCGTAAGCGATAAGGTTAGGCATTGCTCTTCTTACTAAGCTAATTAAAATAGGATTCCAATTTTGTATTGAAGCACCAGTTGCGTTTGAAGGCGCAGCTTCTGATAAGAAAGCAGCATCTTCTTTTAACGCTTTTTCTTGGTTCTCCAACACCATTGAAGTAACGGCTCTTTTGTAAGCATCTTTAACCTCTGGAAGGTCTGGATGATCCAAAACGGGCTGCCACTTTTGTTGTATTGATTCAGATAAAAACATTTTTCTATCTCTCCTTATTAGTTAGTTAACTAACCCTTACTTAATGTAAGGATTTTTCTTTGTTTTACTAATTGCAGCAGTATATGCAGCCATTGATTCAGATAAATTCATATCAGAACCAGCATTGTTTTCTGCTACTTCATTAGATTCGTTATCACTCGCCTTTGTTTTAGGGAAGTAAGAATTTTTTAATGTTTCTACACTTTTTCTAAAACTTGCAGCGTCTTTATATTCAATACTTTCTGCTAAACCTTTAAGTTTTTCAGATTCAGTAATTGCTAAGTCAGATGACACATCATTGATAATGTCTTCTCTAGCAAACTCACCGATTTTCTGATTTAACTCAACGTTCTTTTCGATAGTTTTGTTAACTTCTTCTTTTAACTTTTCTATCTCAGCAGCTTGATTCTCAATCACATCAAATTTTTCTTGTGGAACATCAATGTAGTGAGACTCAAATAAAGATTTAAGACCACCGATAAAGTCTTCAGTAATCTCATTTCTTAAGCCTTTTTCTATTGCCAATTCGTTTTCTTTCATCCACTCCTCGACAACATAGTTTAGATAAGCGTCAACTTTTTCAACGATTTCTTCTTTAACTTCAGAAACTTTTTCGTTAACTTTTGTTTCGTATTCGCTTTCTAAATTTTCTATTTCTTCGACAAGTTTTGCTTTAACAGCAGACTCGAATATTGTAGCCGCTTTTGCTTTAAATTCTTCAGATAGTTCTTCACCATCAGTTAAAGCAGCAACGTCTTCTTTCATATCCATGTCTTTTACTTTATCTTTAGCAGTCATTTCTTTTTTCATTTCTTTTTCTTTATCACCATGTTCTGCTTCTGATACAGTTTCAGACTCTTCTTTTACTTCGTCTTTTTTCTTGTCTTCTTTATCTTCAGCTTCAGACATTTCTTTTTCGTCTTTTTTCTTGTCTTCAGCTTCTTTCATATCTTTTTTCTTCTCGTCTTCTTTTTCCTCAGACTTTTCATCTTCTTTACCATTCTTTTTGTCTAGGTACTTTTTAAGACCAGCTGGCATTTCGCCTTCTTTCACTTCTTTTTTCTCATCATCTTTTTTATCAGCGTATTCTGCCTCTTTCATATCTTCTTTTTCTTTTTCGTCTTTTTTCTCATCAGCTTCATAAGCAGCAGCAACTTGTTCTTTTTCTTTGTCTGCTTCTTTTTCTGCTTTTAGAGATTGCATAGCATCAGCTTGACCTGCACTTTTTTGGTGTGGGTCACCAGTAATGTGGTTAACCCCTTGTGCGAAATCTATTTTAGCATCAGTCGGACTTGTAACTGCTTTTGTAATTACTTGTTGTACAGTTGCAGCCAACGACTTTGCTGGTTCAGCTGGAGCGGCGTTTTTAGTTGGCAAATTTGCCACAGTATTATCAGCCATTGTTCTATCTCCTCAATAGTTTTTTAGTTGTTATTATTGCAATAATACACCATTCCTATCGGAAAGTGTCAATTACTATTTATAAAATTACAGTTTTTTAAGAAAAGATTCAAAGACTTGAGCATTCTTTTCTGCTCTTGCCATTCTTTCTTTACTTTCTGCCTGTAACTTTAATTCTTTAACCTCTGCTTCTTTCAAAATCCCATTATCCCAAACCCATTCTTTGCCTTCCATAATGCCTTCTACGAAAGCGTCTGGAGCGCTAGGGTCTGCAACTATATCAGCTGCGGTTGCAAGGTAAAAATCGTCTTTGACTACATTAGCACCACCTACATTTGCAAGTGTGCCCATTCCTCTACTTGAAACTCCAAGTCTTGCACCCTCATCAATTAAACTTTTCACTATTTTTCCATATGGGGTATCGAGTACTCGTGCTTCACCTATAAAATTATTGCCTTCTGGATATAGAGCTTTTATCATATGCGATACTCTTTCTAGGTTAACGGTTGGTCCGTCTGGATGTCCTAGTTCGCCAAATGCTCTACTTTTGTTGATGAACTCTCTATTATATCGTGTAACTTCTTTTTGAAGTATCTCTTTAGGATAGATTCTTCCATTTCTATTTTTCACGTCAGATTGCATAAAGATACCTTTAATGGAATAGTTTTTCTTTCCATTTCCAGCTTCTTCTACAATATATTCTGCTTGTTCTATTTCTTCAGTAATTAACTTCATTTGTATCTATCTCTAATTTCTCTCTAATATTTATACAAATTTGTTACCTAAACTCAATAATAATGGTGTAATTGTCACCATTTGCAAAGTTTTTTGTTGAAAATAATACATCTCCTGTAGGTGTAGTTGCGTTATTTGTAATCTCATTTCCGTCTGTTCTAAGGTCCCAATAACCTTGACCAGATAGAAAAGCAGCAGTGGCATTTGTTGCACCGTCCCAAATAATCTCTACTCCTGATTTAGGATTTGCCGTATTAACCGACCAATTTATCTTTGCGATTTTTCTGTTGCCGTCTTCAGTCATAAAAGTAAGTGCCGAAGCATCTACTTTTCGTACTAAAGTTTCTCCCGTACCATCAGAAAAATTAGTAAACTTGCCTGTAAATTTAACACCTGAAGTGTCAACTAATGTTAAACTTGATACTGTATCAGCCATTTGTAAAACCTTTTTCTTTTCTAAATTCTATTATAATATTATAACTGGTTACATTACTATCAGATGATAATAAAACATCACCTGTTGGATTGATTAATGTAACACCTGTATCACCTTGTTTTATTTTTGGTTCATTTACTTTTAAACCATAGTTACCTCTACCACTAAATGTTGTAGAGATTTCTTCGTCTGTTTCAGCATCAAAAAATAAAGTTATATTTCCTGTGCCAAGTATTTCATAATATAGATGTGCTATTGACAAGTTAGGACTTGCCGATGCACCTGACAATTCTGAAGCGTCTAATAGTAATTGTTTAGTTTCACCACCTACTCCAGAAGCTTTGACTATAGTTTTAAAACTATCGTCAACTAACGTTGTTGACGTAATTGCCATATTAACTTCTCGGTGAACCTACAGCAGATGCCTTAGACGTAGCGCAAGTAATTTTATCTTTAGGATGTTTTTCAATAATTACTGTGTCGCCACTTGCGATATAAACTGAACCAATAGCGCCATCGTCACCATCAACTACTGTACAAGTAGTATTTGATGTTGCGTGTATTCTTACAAATACGGCATTACCAATAGTGTTTGCACTTGGATTATCTACGTTAGCTCCCTTTACTATAAATGTCTGTGCCATTTTTTACCTTTTTAAAATTGTTAATGTTTCTTTATCAAAATAATTCATTAAATCATCTTTACTTACGCCATACTGTTTTGAAGCAGTATTGACATTTTTTTCAAAATCTTTA